AGAAAGACAACTTAATTAACAAGATTAATAATAAAAACATGTTAGTTACCCTGGCTTTTGAAAAGGACGGGGTTGATTATCGTATTGAGCGTGGACGCAAGCCTAACATTTTACAGTTTTATGTAAACAATGTAGAACAAGAAACAGAAGAAACAGATGACGCACAAGGCGATATGCGTGAAACGCAAAAGGACTTAGACGAAATCCTAGGCATGAGTCACGATATGTTCAAGCATATCATTGCTCTTAACACATACACTGAACCATTTCTTAGTATGAAAGCCAACGACCAGCGGGCTATCATCGAACAGTTGCTAGGAATAACTATCTTAAGTGAAAAAGCAGAGGTACTTAAAGAATTAATTCGCAATACTAAAGACGATATCACACAAGAGAACGCTCGTATTGAAGCAACTAAACGATCCAACGAAGGTATTCAAAAGAGTATTGACAGTTTAATCACAAAACAAACTGTTTGGAACACTCAACGAGACAATGATGTTGAAAAGATTGGCCGGGCAATCATAGAACTCGAGAATGTAGATATAGAAGCTGAGCTTGCAAAGCACAGTGAGCTGAAAGTTTACGAAGAAAAGACAGCGAAGCTGAAAAGCCTAAATAAGGAACGGGCTACGTTAGATAGCGCGACAGCGCAAGCGGAGCGAAGCGTCACGAAGTATGACAGCGAGCTCGCCAAATTGGCTAACAAGACCTGTCACGCTTGTGAACAACAGCTTCATGACCATAAGCATGAGGAGATGACTGCTACTGCCCAGGGGCATCTTGACGAAGCTAAAAAGTATCTCAACAAAGTTACTGCTGACTTGAAAAAGATTACAACAGAAATTGCCACCATTGGCGATGTTGCAACTAGGCCGGACACTTACTACGATACTGTAGAGCAGGCTCTCAAACATCAAAACAATCTTAAAACTCTAGAAACTCAGCTGACTATTCGTGCGGGTGAGCAAGATCCGTATCAAGAACAAATAGAAGAACTGATGAATACTGCCCTGGTGGACGTATCTTGGGATACTGTCAACGAACTTACTACACTCAAGGATCATCAAGAGTTCTTACTCAAGCTGTTGACCAGCAAGGACAGCTTTATTCGTAAGAAGATTATTGATCAGAACTTGGCTTACTTGAACAATAGGCTAACTTATTATCTAGACAAGATGGGTTTACCGCATACTGTGGTTTTTCAAAACGATTTGAACGTGGAAATTACACAGTTAGGTCAGGATCTAGACTTTGATAACTTGTCGCGTGGTGAGCGCAATCGTTTAATCTTAGGATTAAGCTGGAGCTTCCGCGATGTGTGGGAAAGTTTGTATCAGCAGATTAACTTGTTGTTCGTCGACGAGCTGATTGACAACGGGCTTGATGCTAGTGGCGTCGAAAGCGCCTTGGCAGTACTTAAAAAGATGGGCCGTGAACGCAATAAGAACATTTATTTGATATCTCACAAGGACGAATTGATTGGTCGCGTGACTAATGTGCTTAAAGTTATCAAAGAAAACGGCTTTACCAGCTATGCAAATGACTTGGAGATTTCAGAATGAGAAACATGGAACTAGTAGAAGCAGTTATTACCCTGCACGACATTGCTAGACTAGTCGAAGCAGAGATAGGACATGGTAAGTTATCGGATGATATTCGTGGAGTTGCCGATAGACTACATGCCCTCAGTGTTGATCAAAGTCGTGCGTCACATGCCGCCGATGAAATTATTCAGCAGATTAAGAACTAATGAGCAAAAAGGTAGATCCAGTAGACTATCAAGACGAAGAGTTACATGCGGAACTGTTAAAATTGTTTCGTGTGTACTTTGAAGCTAATCAAAAATGGATCAACACTGGCACTAAAGCCAGTGCTATTCGTCTGCGGCAAGTGCTAAGTGAAATTAGAACGCTGTGCATACAGCGCAGAGAAGTTGTACGTGCTTGGGCAGTGACCAAGGAAGCACAACTGGCAGAACGAAAGGAAAGGCGCAAGAATGACCATAGTTAACCAATTTGCCGATGTAGATTGTTTGTATGTTGGCGGGGATTCGTGGACATTTGGTTCAGAACTGCGCGATCCTGCTGTGGGTGGCGATGATGACTTTACTGAAGTTAACAGCATTTATAGAAACACCTACAGTTGGCCTGCACTGCTAGGCCAGCAATTTAATTTAGAAGTTGTTAATGACGGGCAAGCGGGTGCATCAAATCATTTTATTATTCGTAAAGCCATTAAGGGTATTACTAATTTGCTACGTGCTGGCCGCCGGCCTTTTGTTATACTATCGTGGACACAACTACAACGTTTGGAAATATGGGACGCCAAACGAGAACATTATATTAATGCAGTTGGGCCTGCTGATTGTACTTCACCGGCAATAGCTTTTGATATTTGGGGCAAATACAGTTCTGATTTTAGTAATGTACAGGAATTTTTACAACAAGCCATCATGTTAGACGGATTTTTAAAAGCGCAAAGCGTTCCCTATTTTGCAACCAATGTGTTTAAAGAAAACTACGAGCTTATGCAAAAGTTTATCAACGACAAGTTGGAGTTTGGGCATTTGTTTTATCAAATGAACAATCAGGTAAACATGGAAAAGCACTTGTACGAACTGTCTTTAAGTCAAATAGTCAAGGCACGTGAAGGCATTAGCTACGGCAAGGGCGGACATCCGCTTAAGGACGGGCACAAAGTTATTGCAGATTATCTACAGGCACAAATAGAAAAACGTTTTAAATTCAAAACGACTAAGGCATAAAGGCACTCCATGATACATACAGCATGTCATGGACTTATCAAAATAATACAGTTGAATCGTTGCCCGAAGATTGTATTGGGTTCGTGTACATAATCACAAACACAATCTCTGGACGCAAATACATAGGCAAGAAGTTAGCAAAGTTTAGCAAAACCACATATAAAACAGTAAAACTCAAAAACGGCAACAAAAAGAAAAAGAAAATACGCAGCAAAATTGATAGTGACTGGCGCGAATACTATGGTAGTAGCCCAGAATTAACCAAGGATGTTGTGGCATTAGGCACAGAAAACTTCTCCAGAGAAATCTTATTTTACTGTAAATCCAAAGCAGAATGTAGTTATATCGAGGCTAGAGAACAATTTAGCAGGCGTGTACTAGAGTCAAATGACTATTATAATGGTCATATTCAAGTGCGTGTCCATGGCTCACATATAAGAAAACTTCAAGAAAACTAGGCAAAAGACAGCGGTTTTTGGCTCAGCGCAGGCTAACATCATGCGCCCTTATACCTGGATCACGGATCGCAGGGACGGAATTCTCTTGCCGCCAAGAGTACTCAATCACTATCCTTAACCGGACGAAGATCGCTCAAAACCTGCGGTTTGATTGTTTGAAAATAAATTTTATAGGTAAAATGAGGGGAGAGAAACCCCGCGTTTGCTAATGTGTTAGCGTATTTTAGCAAACTGCCGTTGTGATTAAGACTGAGCTCGTGGTACCGGACAACCGCCACTGTAACTGCTCTAACGCTAGTGTGACATTGTGCAACTCAGATAATGTCGTTTTTTCTTAGCCCTTGCCTGGGCTAAGTGTGACTGAACAATCTAGATAATATCTTAACGCTTCGCGTTTAACTTAATATTAAAGAAAAAAGATAAGTTCGAGCTGAAAGCGAAGAACAGATGAACGTAGTTCATCTTTAATGTAACTAAATATTGATATGAAAGTTTTCGATATTATCACAGAATCACAACAACTTAATGAACAGCTATGGCGATTTGGCCAGATGATTGATTATGCCGTGTCGAAAGGTGGCGCAGGTATTGAACAAGCACTAGTCTGGATTGCTAAAAAAGTGTTGGGTAAAGAAAACGCTGCCAAAGAACTAGCTGAAGCTTGGATGGTAACGGCAGAGAAAGCCGGTATAAGTTCTAGTGAAGCTATCTCCAGAGGTTCGGCCGCTGCTCGAGAAGCTAGAATAGCCGACGACGTTATTGCGGCAGCACAAGCAGAAGCAACAGTATTGGCAAAAGCTCGTGCAGCCAGTATATGGGGCAAAATTACTTCAGGTACTCAAGCTGCCGAGTTCTATTGGGGCGCAAACTGGGCCACAATTAACAGAGGTTTAAAGTGGTGGGGTATTTTAGAACCGATATACGATGCGGCAACTGGTATTCTTAAAGTATATCGTATGCGAGATGAAGGGCATCCTGAACTTCAAGACAAAAACAAATTACAATGGGCAGTTCAATGGCACATTGACAATGCAGTTCAACGTATTGCCGCACTACAAATTGGCCGAATACTAATAGGCGGTGTACTTGGCAAAAGCGGAATTCAACAAATTCCTTTATTAAACTTTTCAGCATTTAACAAAGTGTACGACCTAGCTAGTCCTGCGGCGCAGGCTGCTTTCCAAGCATGGATTATTACTGATGCTGGACAGCAATCTCTTGCTCGTTGGTTAGTAGGAGAAGCAATGATTCCTTACACAGATTGGAAAGTTCCCGGTGGCGCATGGTTTAGAGGAATGATTACAGATCCACTAAGTGGCATACTTAAATCTGGATACGATGCTGTATTGCGAGCAGTTGGTTCTGACAAAGCACAACAGTTACCTAAACCAAAAGATCCTAATGCTCCAGTTCCAAAACCGGCTGCTGGAAGTTTTGGAGAACTTTCTGGACGTAAGTTTGATTTAGGAACTGGACGAGCAAGCGATCCAAGCTATTAAAGCAAGGGCATGTTTGTTTCTTTGCTGATTTCTACGTTTTCTTTTACAATTATATACATAGAATCTCTATCATCGAAACTATATTGATGTAAGAGTTGATCAACTGTTACACCGCCTCTCATGTACCAGCTTAGTCTTACTAATTCTGTTTTAAAATCTTTAGCTTCTTTTTCTAGCCTAACTAGAGTTTCTTCTATTTGAGAGGTGCTCTGTCCAATTAGGCTTTGGCGAAAAAATTTGACTGGTCTAACTCTATTCTAACTTGATCTTCATGGTCACATGCATCGCACTTGACTGTTTGTGCAGGCGGAACCCAGCGTTCTCTGTTTTTTTCTACATGATCTCTGATGCGTTCAACTAGCGCCAAGTCCACGTTAGCTACCCATTCTTCAATAAATTCACGTTCAGTTACCACGGTTTTACCAGTGTCAATACTTTCAATACCAGCTATGAAAATTTCATTTCTCAGAGTTGTTAATTCTTCAAACAACTCTGCATTAGCTTTTTGTTGTGCTTCTGCATCAGTTAAATTTCCTATCTGATATAATTTTTGTTGGATGCCAAAATTACGAAGTGCAAATTCTGTATTTTGTCTGTAGTTTAGTGGGCGTATAACAACAGATAATGTATCAAGTACTACACGATTATCATATTCACACGCACTATAATGTTCAATAAATCTTGTAAGATCTAATGAATAATCATGATCAGTTCCGCATTTAGTACACTTGTGTCCTACATTTAAACTATTGCCAAATGTGGCAATTCTGATAGCTGATAAGATTAAATCTAAGTCTACCAACGATACTTCCCACGGATCAGTAATACTTGGACAACAGCTACTAATAACCTTTGCTGTACTTTCACCAGCTAATAACGCATCAGGAGTTTTGAACAATATTTCATCCATACCAGTCATGCCAAATATAGGTAATCTAGTAGGGTCACCGTTAATCACGCCAGGGGTGTAATAGACACCTTGACTTGGAAGACTTACAAAGATTTTAGGTTGTCTAAAATACTGCTGTAAAGGATTATTTGCCATTTTTTACTCCAGATAAATATTATAAGCATTGTATTTATATGCGTACTTTTTGGTGGAAAAATAATGTCATTAGAAGATAGAGTCGATCGGTTAACGAACACACTTGAACGCATGTTAGATCAAGGCGGCTTTTCAGGCGGCTCACGATCTGCTGGAACTGGCGGCTATCAAGGCGGCGGCAACGATAATGCCGGAATGTTATCCCGAGGAATCAATAACGCAGTTACTAGTGTAGGGCAACTAGCTCAAGGTAACTATACACTTTCTAGCGGCATTGCCGATGTTACAAAGGTCATGGGAATCTTTGGTGAAGCAGGCAAAGTAGTAGCAGGTATAACCAGCAATGTAGCAAATAATCTAATACAGATGAATCAAAACTTGATGTCATCTGCAAAGTTTGGCATGACCTTTGGGCAAGACTTGGGATTGTTCACAGCAGAGTTAGGTAAAGCAGGTATTGGACAACAACAATGGGTCCAAATGCTACAGGCTAACAGTAAGTATCTAAGTGGTAGTGCAAGCTCTGCTCAAGAATCAGCACAACTGTTCTTAAGACAAAGCCAGGCTTTGATGCAGAACGAAGATGTACTAAGAGCTAGAATAACAGGCATTGATCTAGGCGAATTTCAAGATCAGTTGTTAGTTACTACAAACTTAATGAAGTTTCAAGGCATTGAAACTCACCGGACTCAAAAAGCATTGCAAGAGTCTGTAATTCAAACAACAATAGAAATTGACAATATGTCTCGCATGACTGGTAAGAGTAGACAAGAAGTGCAAAAAGGCATGGATCAACAAACGCAAAGTAACACCATGCGTTTAGCAAGAATGGCCATGAGTGCAGAAGAACTAGCACGATACAATGCTAGTTTGCCAATGATTACACAATACGGTAAAACGTTTGCTGACTTGTTTACAGAAATGTCTGGCAATAGAGGTAATGTTGTTTCTAGATCAGGTACTGAAACTGCAGGTGCCCTTGAACAAATTGCACCAGGTGTTTCAGATTTAATGCGTCGACTATCTACTGAAACTAACGCCGCTGCACGTACAGAATTAGAATCAAGAATTCAATTTGAGTTGTCAAAAGGGGCCGCTGATACAGAAAAAATGCGACAGTTTACTGCTCGAGCTGAAGCAGGAGACCCTGTTTCTCAAAAGATTGTTGCTATTCTTACACAAGGTGAAGGCATGTTTGGCGCTGGCAAAGAATTCTTTGTTAAGAGTGGCGGAGACTTTGCAACATTTAGAGGACAACAAGGAGAATTAGCAGCCGCTGCCAAAGCCGCAAGAACTAATGTAGGTGAAAACGCTACGCCTGGAGCACAACTTTCTCAATTAATTAATGCAGGCGAAGCCGGCATGAAATCAATCTCAGCAGGACTATCACTAGGTATTAAAGACGTTAATGACAAAGCTGGAGAGCAATTAATACAAAATAGATTAGCGGCTGATTACTTAAAAATCTTAACAATACAAAAAATTGGTCCAGATGAATTAAAAGCAAAATTAGCAGAAGCTGGATACACTGGTCAAGATACAACTAAGACTGAAAACAGACCAAACATTGAAGGTGCACCTTGGATGAATGCTCCTACTAGATCTAACCCTATGCCGGTTACAGTTATAGATCCAACTGCACCTAAACAAGCAGACGGATCTAAAAGTACATTTGGTAGTTGGTTTGGAAAAGATTGGGGAGCTGGTGGATTATCTATGCTTCACGGTAAAGAAGCGGTGGTACCAGAAGGCAAAATAGTTGAATTTATCAACGACATGGTAGCACAAACACCTGGTATGCTATCAGGGTTACAAGGTAGTTTACGTAATACAATAACAGAAAACAATCCAAATACAGCAGTCCAACGAGCATTAGAACAATTTACTTCATCGATGAATGTACCAGCTACAGTAAGTGCCGCATCAAGTCCAAGCCCGGTTAACGGAACTATTATTGAAAGCAAGACCACTTCCGACCTTCATGAAGCTTTAGAAAAGTTAAATACTAAGATGGAAAAACTTATAACCGCGGTCGAAGACGGCAGTAACGCAAACGTAAAGGCTGTTAAAAGCAGAGGCAACTTAATTGCCTAAGGATAATAAATGAGTTGGAAAAAATATTTTACACCGGTTCCTATTAACAACGGAACAAGCCTTAGTCCAATTAACGGAATTTCCCAATCTAAAGCCGGCCCTGCAAAAACAAATTATTCTAGTTTTCTTCCTGATGTTTACACAGGAAGTCCAAACCGTGTTGACCGTTATCAGCAGTATGAAGTTATGGACAGCGATCCAGAAGTTAACGCTGCATTAGACATTCTTGCAGAATTTTGTACACAAAAATTAAAAGACGGTAAAACACCATTCACCGCTCAATGGCGTCATAAAGCCACTAACAGCGAAGTTAGAATCCTTGCAGAGTACTTGCAACAATGGTGTAAGTTAAACAAATTTGATACTCGTATTTTCCGTATTATGCGTAATACTTTCAAGTATGGTGACGCATTTTTTATTAGAGATCCAGAAACACAAAAGTGGCATTACATTGATCCAAGCAAGATTACAAAGATAATTGTCAATGAAAGTGAAGGTAAAGAACCTGAACAATATGTTGTTAAAGATCTTGCTCCTAATTTTATGGACTTGGTAGTAACACAAATTACGCCTAACATTAACCCAAGACAGGGTTCCGGCGGCCTAACTGGATCAGCAGGTTATCTTGGTGCAGGTCAGGCAAGTAAAGGTGCTCAAAGTCCTTATGCAGGTATGGGCAGTAGTCGTTTTGGTACTACTGAAACAGAGTACACTATTGGCGCAGAACACGTTATTCATCTAAGTTTATCAGAAGGATTAGACAACAATTTTCCATTTGGTAACAGTTTACTAGAAAATATTTTTAAAGTCTACAAGCAAAAAGAATTACTTGAAGACGCTATCTTAATCTATCGCATACAACGTGCTCCAGAGCGCAGAGTATTTCACATTGACGTTGGCAATATGCCAAGTCATATGGCTATGGCATTCGTAGAGCGTGTCAAAAATGAGATTCATCAACGCCGTATTCCAAGCCAAACAGGTGGCGGACAGAACGTTATTGACTCAGCATACAACCCATTAAGCATCAATGAAGACTACTTCTTTCCGCAAACAGCAGAAGGTCGTGGAAGTA